GGTCAAGCATCAACAGTAGCAGGAAATAGTTTATTAAATCTGGCAGGAGCATTATCTGAAGTAACAGGATTTAGTAATTTATTAGCTAATTCTTTAATTGCTGTATCTAATATATTTGATGGTCTTACAGGTTTAATAAATGTTTTTAAAGACGATACAAGAGATGTTACTGCTGAAATAAGAGCATATCAAGAAGAGTTAGGAATTGCTAATGATGTTATGGGTGAAACAGTCACCCAAGTTCAAGCAGTAAGAGATGAATTTAGACAACAATTTGAAGGTGCATCTGCTGTTGTATCTGCTGTTTATGCTCAATTAGAAGCAATCAAAGAAAGAACCGAATTAGAAAAAGAATTACAAGGTCTTGGTAGAAGGCAAGAGGAAAAAGAAAGAATACAAGGGTTAATTGAAGAATATAACAATCTAATTAAAATTTTAGATGACGTTATTGCAAAAAGACAAGAAGAAGCAAACGATGTTGAAAAAAATAACGATAAGAAAATTTCAGAATTAGAAAAATTTGTAAAACAAAACGAAAAATCTCTTCAATCTATTTTTGATACAAATGAAAAATATGGAAAGAGCGAACTTGAATTATTACGAATGCGTCAAGAAGATGAATTAAAATTAATCAAAGAACAAGAGGACGCAATCAATGAATTAATAAAATTAAAACAAGAAGATAAAGATGGATTAACTCAAGAAGAACACGAAAAATATCTTGAGAGATTAGAAGCATTCCACGAAGAAAGAAAAAGAATAATGCAAATTGCATTAGCGGAAGAAACTAGATTGGCTGACCTTGAAGCAGAAAAACAATTAAAACTTCAAAAGGAAAATTATGACAAACAATTACAAATATTTAAAGATGGAAAATTTGCTCAATTAGATTTTTCTAAAATCGCTGACAAAGATATGTCCAAATTTACAAAAGATACTGCGGTATCTACATTAGAAGCATTGGCACAAAATAATAAAAGAGCATTCCAAATCAATAAAGCATATAAGACCGCCGAAGCAATTATGAATACCGCACAAGGTGTATCAAAAGCATTGGCGTCTGGTAATTTTATTATGGCAGGGATTATTGGTGCTATGGGTATTGCACAAGTTCAGATTATTCAATCTCAGCAATATTCTGGACGTGCATTAGGTGGTCGTGTTCAAGCAGGTTCTACTTATATGGTTGGTGAAGGTGGAAAACCAGAAATGTTTGTTCCAGACCAATCTGGAACTATTGTTGCAAATAAAGATTTAGGTCGTGCAACTAATGTAAACATAACTATCAATGCAAATGATACTCAAGGATTTGATGATTTATTAGTTAAGCGTAGAAGTGTTATTGTTAATGTGATAAATGATGCTTTAAATAGTCAAGGAAAAGAGGCGTTAATCTAATGGCAGGTACATATCCAACAACACCAGAATTTGCATCTATCGGATTTAGTTCGGAACAAGCAACTATTACATCTACGACTGATAGTGGAAAAATGTTTGCAGTTCAAATTGACGGACAAAGATTTAAATTTTCAGCATCATATCCACCAATGAACAGAAGTGAATTTGCTCCTGTCTATGCGTTCATAATGAAACAACGCAGTCAAAAAGAAACATTTCAAATTGCACTACCAGATTTAAAGAATGCCAAAGGTGATGTGTCTGGAACAGTGACTGTTAGTGGTAGCCATTCAGCAGGTGACACCACCATTGATATAACAGGAATAACAGGCACACTAAAGGCAGGTGATTTTATTAAGTTTGGTGGTCATTCAAAGGTCTATATGGTTGTAGAAGATGCAACAGGCGATAGTTCTAATGATGCTACCATTACAATAGAACCACCATTAAGAAGTGCATTAACTGATACAGAAAGTGTTACTTATGACGGAGTACAATTTACAGTTAGACTAACTAATGATATTCAGCAATTCAATACAGGGGATTTAGATTTATATAGATTTGAAGTTGATTTTATAGAGGCGTTGTAATGGCTAGAGGACTATCCACTGCCTTAAAGAATGAACTAGCAAATCAATCTATTAATCCTGTTATCTTACTTGAAATATTATTTCCTACACCTGTTAGACTAACCAATCATTACAAAGATTTATCTCATAATGGTAATACTTATACTGCTAGTTCTCATCTATTACAGATAACTAATAATTCAGAAAGTTCCCAAATAAATGTATCTAGTTTTTCTATTAGATTATCCGCAGTAGATAGTGCTTATACATCTATTGTTTTAAATAATAATGTTTCAAATGATGAAGTCACCATTGATATTGCTTTCTTAGACAATACAGATGCAATTATTGATACATTCAATTATAATAAAGGATTTGTAGAAAGTTTTGCCATAGATACTAAGAATGGAATTTTAGGTTTAAATTGTACTTCTCACTTTGCAGATTTTAGTAGAGTAGCAGGTCGCAAAACAAACGAAGGTAGCCAACAAATTTATTTTTCAACAGACAAAGGAATGGAATTTGCATCATTAACAGTCAAAGATATTTTATGGGGTAGAAAGTAATGGGTTGGAATCCGTTTAGTGCGATAGTTAATGGCATTACAAATATTGTCACAGGTGTTGTTGGTGCAGTACAAGATTTTATAGGTTGGATTCGTGACCCATTCAATATACCAGATATTCCAGATTACGATCAAGGCGACCAACAAGCACAAGGTGCTTTAATCAATAAACAATCTAACAATGCTAATATCCCTGTGGTTTACGGAACAAGAAGGGTTGGTGGTACTCGTGTATTTTTAGAAGTTTCTGGAAATGATAATCAATATCTTTATGGAGCAATCGTATTATGTGAAGGCGAAATAAATGCGATTACAAATATCTATGTTGAAGATGATGAAGTCACTTTTAATACTGGATTTACTGACGGTGGAACAGTCACATCAAACGATAGTCGTTTTGGTAGTACTATCCAAATGCAAACTTTTTATGGAACTGACGGACAATCAGCATCATCATTATTAACTACTTTAAGTAATTGGACTGCAAATCATAAATTATCTGGATTATGTTATATTGCATTCCGTTTTGAATGGGATAGTGACAAATATACAGGAATACCAAAAATTCAAGCACAGATAGAAGGTAGAAAAGTAGTTAGTTATAATGCTAGTTTGGTTGCTCAATCCCCTGCTCATTCGTCAAATCCTGCTTGGTGTCTTTTAGATTATTTAACCAATACAAGATACGGAAAAGGAATTGATGTATCTGATATTGATTTACAAAGTTTTTATGATTCTAGTCAAATAGCTGAAACACAAGTCACCCCTTATTCTGGTGCATCAACAATTAATCTTTTTGACTGTAATGCTTATTTAGATACATCTAATAAATTAATGCAGAACGTCAAAGTTCTTTTAAAAGGTATGAGGGGATTTTTACCCTATACACAAGGTAAATATAAATTAATTATTGAAAATACAGGAACAGCATCAGTCACTTTAAATGAAGATAATATTATTGGTGGTTTAAAAATAAATTCTGAAAAGAAGAATGAAAAATACAATAGAGTATTAGTAGATTATGTTTCACCAGACAAAGATTGGCAAAATGATACTGTTGTTTATCCAGAAACAGATGCTGAACATCAAACATTAAAAAATGCTGATGACGGATTTTTACAAGAAACTACAATCACAATACCCACTATTACTAATCCTTATCAAGCATTAGAATTTGGCGAAATTATCCTTGAAAGAAGTAGAAATAATTTAACTGTTGAATGTTTAGCTAATTATGAAGCGTTAGATTTAGCTATTGGCGATATAATTGCTTTAGATTATGATTTAGTCGGATTTAGTTCTAAACCATTTAGAATTGTGGGAATGGCAATTAATCCAGATTTTACAGTCTTATTAAATTTAATTGAGCATCAAAACAGTTGGTACACCTTTACTGAAAAAAACCAAGTAGCTACTATTCCAGACACTAATTTACCTAATCCTTTTACAGTTCAACCACCTGCGTCAATAACATTGGGTGATGACTTAGTAGAATATAATGACGGTACTGTCATAACTAGATTATTGATTACTGTTGGTGATTCACCAGATGCTTTTGCAGATGATTTTGAGATTGAAGTCAAACAGACTTTAGATAAAGACGGAAACGCAGTCGTAGATGATTATAGATTAGTATCACAAGGTAAATCTTTAGAATATCAATTATTAAATGCTATTGACGGTGCTACTTATGAAGTAAGAGCAAGAGCAATTAACAGTATTGGCGTTAAATCAACTTATATTACAGGAACACATCAAGTAATTGGTGCTACCTTACCACCTGCTAATGTAGATGATTTTTCTATTTCATTAATTGGTAGTGACCAAATGCAATTATCTTGGTTGCCTGTTGCCGATTTAGATGTAGAAAGTTATGAAATAAGATACCAAAAAGTATCAAGTGGTTATTCTTGGTTTAATTCTACTGACTTAGTTCGTGTTCCTAGAAGAAGTGCCAATAGTGTTATTTTAAATAAAATTGACCCACCCTTTACTTTAGGTATTAAAGCGATTGATAAACTAGGAAATGAAAGTCTTGAACCTGCATTAATTGTATCTTCAAATGTCACTGCTCAAGGTTATAAATTAATTAATTCAATATCTGAACACCCTAATTTTGCAGGAACATTTACTAATACATTTAAAAGAACAGAAACAGGATTATCTTCTGGTGATAATGTTATTACTTTAGATACTATTAGTTTATTTGATAGCAAAACAGGATTATTTGATGCTGTGCCTTCTGGTTATGTATTTGAAACAGGTGGTGTAGATAAAAATATTATTGGCAGTGGTTTTTATAACTTTAATAGTACATTTACTTTGCCTTTTGTATTTGATGCTACTTTTAAAATTCAATTAGATATGATTTCAGATGACCCCTATGATTTATTTGATTTTGGTAGGGGTAAAGATTTATTTGAAAATGCCAAAGCACCATTTGATGGAAATCTACCCACCAATGCAGGTACAAATATTCAGATTGGTGCTAGTGAAACCAGTCTTGACGATATATCAACATTTACCTCAGTAGCACAACAGGGAACATTTAAAGGTAAATATTTTAAGTTTAGAGCAAGATTAATATCACTAAATAATCAATCCAGAGCATTAGTCAAAGGACTGACTGTATCATTAAATCTACAAAAAAGAAGTGAAACAGGTGATGATATAACTAGTGGAGCAGGAACTTATAATGTGACCTTTACAAATCCTTTTTATGCAAGTCCAAATGTTAATGTAACAGGTCAAGATATGGCAACAGGTGATTATTTTGTTGTTACTAATAAAAGCACTGATGGATTTGATATTACATTTTATAATTCTAGTGATGTCGCTATCTCAAGAACATTTGACTATCAAGCAAATAGTTATGGGTTGAAATCACCTTAAATATGAGGTATTAAAAATCAATGTCACAAGTCACCCAAATTACTATAGATAATGTTGCTTTTGGAACTTTTAGAAGCAATTTAAACGATACTTTAAACGCATTAAATTCAATGCACTCTGGAACTTCAAGACCTGCAAGTGCAACCACAGGAACAATTTGGTTAGATACAACCAATGCAGGTAGTAATTCTCTTACCATTAAATTTTTTGATGGCACTGATGATATTACTGTTGCAGATGTAGATACTTCAGCAAATACAATTAATTTTATTGATTCTACTGTTACTACAGAATTATTAAGTGATTTATCACCTCAACTTGGTGGTATGTTAGATGTTAATGGAAATGCTATTGGTAATGGCACAGAAGAATTAATTAAATTTTCTGAAACAGCAAGTGCAGTTAATGAAATTACAGTTACAAATTCAGCTACAGGAAATGCACCAGAAATTTCAGCTACTGGTGATGATACAGATATTGATTTAAAACTTACTCCTAAGGGTTCTGGTAATTTAAATTTAGATGGTCTTATATTTCCTAATGCAGATGGAACAACAGGTCAATTTTTAAAAACTGATGGAAGTGGTAATTTAAGTTTTGATGATGCAGGTGGAACTAATACTCCTGCCTTTTCAGCAAGAGAAACAAGTCAGCAAACTATTTCACATAATACAATAACAAATTTAACTTTTGGAACAGAAGAAATAGATACGGATTCGGCTTTTGCTTCTAATGTTTTTACAGTTCCTTCTGGTGCTGGAGGCAAATACTATCTATTTGCACAAATAAATCTTTATGATTCAGATAGTAATATTTCTGGGTGTCAATTATGGATTTGGAAGGGTACTAATGCTACAAAACTATCAAATTTGTATAATACAACTGGTGGAAGTGAAAATAGGTCACACGTAAATAATACTGTTGCTGTGATTGCAGATTTATCTGTAGGAGATGTAATAGGAGTAGCAGTTAATATGACAACCACAGATGCAGGAACAGCTACCTCTTATGGTGGTGACAATGGAACAAGAATTTTAGGATTTAAATTATTAGGAGCATAAAATGGCAAGTTTGCATACTAAAGTAAAAAAATATTTAGAAGCAAATTCTAAAACAGAAAATGAATTATATAATGGAAATATAGTTCTTGCAGATGATGGTGATGGTGTTGTTTATATAAGAACTTTTAATGTAGATGGAGTTACAAAACCTACTGATGCTCAATTAGATGCATTAGAAACACAAGCAACAATCTATGAAAATAATCTTAAACAAGATGCAAAACGCAAATCCGAGTATGGCAGTTGGGAATTTCAATTAGATGAAATTTATCACAATGGCATAGATGCTTGGAAAACAAGAATACAATCTATTAAAGACAAATATCCAAAACAATGAATTTAGATAGCAAGACTATCGGTATTATTCTAGCGATTGTAGTGCAATCTGTATCGCTAGTTTGGTTTATATCTAAAATGGATAGCAGAATAGCCAACAATGAAAGAGATATGCAACGCATTATGGAAATGCACAAAGATTATGATAAAATGCAGAAACAAATAGACCGAATATCTTGGCTATTAGATGCAGATGCAAGAACAAATTAAGGAGGCATTATGGCGACAGAAAAAGAACTACAAAAACAATTAAGAGAAGTTAAAAAAGAAGTTAGAGAATTAAGAGAACATAATAAGTTCTTATTAGATAGATTAGAAAAAGCACACGAAAGAAATACAGAAGTTAGAAAGCAAATGATGACTATGACCTTTGAAGATGTTATCAAAACGCAAAAAGAATTAGCTGACTATCAAGAGAAGATAAAAAAGGATAAAGAATTAATGGAAGCATTTGACAAACAATCACAAATTAAACTAGGCGAGTTAGGTGCATAATGTCTAATATGACTAAGTTAGAGATTGGTGAAAAGGTTGAAGTCCTTATTACCAAACTAACCGTTATGGAAGAAAAAATAGATAATCTTCAAGAAGGATTAGTTAATGCTAATAGAAAAATAGAAGATTTAGATACTTCAATTAAATACGCCAAAGGTGGATTAAAAGTATTAGTCGTGATTGGAACAGTCACCGCTATCCTTGTGGGATTTGTCAAATTACTAGGTGTCATTAAGTGACTTTAAAGGCAATATTCCTTGTGGGATATTTTTGCTATAACTCAGTTTGTATCT